GTGTCATGAAAGAAACTACTGGTTCAAATGTGCTTGGATCAAGAACAACACCAGAGCTCATCAATGGAATGTATGGGCAATAGAATGCTGCTGCATCAGATTCGCTAGAACCTTTGTAACCAATCAACACTGTGTCGTTACCGGCATAAGTGTTAACATAGATCTTCATAGCACTGTTCAATGTACCAACAAACTTAGTGTTTGTAGGAGCTTCGAAAGTACCTTCTGTTGTACGAGCAAATGCGCTAGTAGTAGCAGATTGAAGGATTGTTAACGCTGTTGGGCTTACAACGGCCCAGTTACCAGCACCACGACGTGTACGCTGAGCGATAGTGTTAGAAACACGGTTAATAGCAACTGCTAAAGAAGCGTGTTCGTCACCAACGAATGTAGCTGTACCTGAAACTGCTGTCTGATCCCAAGCAATTTGGTTCTGTGAGCCAGCTAATGTAGCCAAGCTGCGTAGAACTTCTTGATCGATTTCAGCAGTGATTTCTTGTGCCAAAGCTGCCATGATTTCAGCTTCGATGTCAATGCCTTGTTGGGCTTGTGCATCTTGAGCTGCTTCAAATGTCCAGCGAGCTGATAGCTTGCGTGACTTAGCTTCAACAGTTTGCTTCAAGATTTGAATGCTTAGTCTGTTACCAGCTACGCCTTCTTTTGCTGCTGTAGCATCAGCTTTACCTGGTGCAACACCAGAATAGCCTTCAGCAATCTTGAATGGGCTTAGTGCCTCTTCGCCAGCTGTAGTACCACCACCTGTGGCGTCAGTGAATGAATCACTGTAACGAACACGTAGTGTGTGGATTTGGCCAACTGGGCCAGTCATTGGCTGTACGCCAACTAGTTCATTAGCGATGACCGTAGGCATCACACGTCTGATCACTGGAAGGATCACACGATTTAGGGTTGCAACGTTACCGGCGGATGTTGCGCCAGCACTGGCAGACTCAGACAAATACTTGCGGGTATTTTCGAGAGTTGTTGCCATCACTGTACGCTTTTGACCTTGAAGACCTTCTAAAAGGGCGTCTTTGGTTTCCGACCAGCGTGACTCGAGTAATTGTGACATTATAGTTCTCCTTAAACTTTTAGTCCCGCAAGCCTGCGGATGTCAAATATCTCAGCGGTTTTTTCCTCACCACTGATTGTTTGTGCCTGATTCTTATCGCCTGTAATTTCTTTGCCTTCTGTTAGTGCTTTCTTGGCCGGAGTTCCACCATTCATTACTGCTGGTAGATACTTGTCAAAAGCCGCACGTAGCTTTTCAGTTTGTACTGATTCTAATAGTTCGCCCATTACTGAACGTTTGTCACCGCCTAGTGGGCTTAACAATTCATTCATAACTTCTTTGCGAGCTGATGCATCTTTAGCAATGCGTAGTTCAGCTTCACGGCTTTCTACTAGTTTTTCTGTTTCTGCAACAATTTTAGCTGCTTCTTCTAGTTCAAGTTCTTTCTGTTTAACTACTTGTAGTAGTTTTGCAGTTTCAGACTTTTCATTTAGATGACTTGCAGCGTACTCGCTTGCAAACGATTCAAAAATTCTGCGACCAAAGTCATTTCTGCGAGCTGAGTCAATGTCTTCTTTCAACTGTTTCATTTCAGATTTGAGTCCTTTAGAGACTGTTTCTTCGATGATTTTTGCTGAACGAGCAATAAAATCTTTCTTAACAGCTTCGAACTTAGCCTTAGACTCACGTACTAAACGTACTTTAGTTTCAGCTAGGTCTTTCTTGTCTGAGTGGAATTCTGCGATTTCTTTCGCTAGTGCATCCACGATAAAAGATTCTAGTTTTGCAACATTGTTTGCAACTGTTTTACGATCTTCGTGTAGTTCTGATAACTCTTTACTCAGGTTATTCATAACGAAAGATTCTAAAGCCTTAGAATCTTGTGTCATTTTTGCTGCGTATTTTGCTCTGGCTTCGATTAGACCTTGACGATCTTCTGCAAACTCTGCTAACTCTGCTTGTAAGCGATCTGTTAACATAGATTCTACAGCTTCTACCATTGCTGACTTATCGTGCTCATACTTCTGAGCGAATTCTTCACGTAGTGTAGCAGTGACTTCATTTCGAGTTTCTTGAATTCTACTTTGCCAAGCAGACTCAATTTCCGATTTGATTTCTTCGGAAATCACATTGTTCTCAAACAATTGTTTTACGATATCTAGCATGTGATTCTCCTACTTTGGGTTATGTGAGACCCTTGATGATCTTCATCAAGCTCTCTGCTATATACTTCTGTGCCTTTGGATCGCCTTGGACTTCTTGTGCTATTCTAAATGCCTGATATCCACCTTGATTATTCATCAGATGTTCATAAACTGGTGTAGGGTATGCTCCCGGGGCGCTTGGTTGTGCTACAACGTCTACAGTAATGATTTCGAAACCTTGGACATTGCCACTGCCATCAACTTCACCTGATCCTCTTGAGCTCACGCCTAGTTTTACTCCCGACTCCAACATGGTCGTTATTAGTTGACCCATTGGAGTTGGTAGTAGTTTAAGTTTTCCGTAGCCGTTTGGACCGTCCATCCACATTTTTGTAATCATGTGACTTACGCGGTCCAGGTTGATTCTTAAATCTGCAGGATGATCTACTTCACCTAGCACAGAGTATCCACCAGCGATTTGTTCATTGAGCGTTTTGACAGCCTTGCCAATCTCTTTAGAAGAATAAATTCGCTGATTTGCGTTACGGATATCGCCTTGAATGCAAATACCGTTTAAATGCAGCGTTTTACCATCTTCCTCGGATCGCTCCAAGACAATCTTAGCCTGGTCAAAACTCAAATGTTCTGCTAGAGTAGTTCTATTCACCTGTTTGCCGTCCTATTATCTACGACCACGGAAAAGACTTGCTTTGTCAACGCTACCTGCTGAGCCGCCAGCTGCACTGAATTTGCCTTCAGCTTCGCCTTTCTTCTCTGCACCGTGACCAGGTTCTTTCTTCTTGAATGCTGTCTTGCCAGCATTGCCACCTGGAACGTTCACGTTACCAAAATTTTCTTCTTTAGCTGTACCTTTAAACAAGCTGCTGCCGCCTAGTTGGCCGCCTGGTGAGCCTGCAAACTTAGCAGGTTCTTCGCCGCCTTTAAGGATGTTAGCAGTTGTGCCACCCATATCGTTCTTACCAGCTACGATAGATTTAGCATTAGCACCGTTGTCACCGTGCTTTGGGTTACCAACTTTTTCTACGTATTCGCGAACTGTTTCTAGTTCATCGAAACCTTCCATTGATTCTTCTTCATTGTCAGCGTCGTGATCGCTTGGGCCGCCCATATTGTCTGCGTCTGGCTCAGCGTGGTCGCCGCCTTTTAGTTCGTCGAACTTAGCTTGTAGTTCGTCAACAATAGCGTCTAGGTCTTGGAAAAGTTCTTCTTCAGACTTTTCTTCGCCATCCATTTCGCCATCCATTTCGTCACCAGCGTCTAATTCGCCAGCTAGGTCGTCTGTAGCGTCACCGCCAAAGCCGTGTTCTTCTTCTTCGCCTTCGTAAGCGATATCTTCAAAGTTTTCTTCGACTTTTTCGTCTTCTTCGTCTTCGTCTTTTTCAGCTGCTTCGTCAACTTCTTCGTCATCTTCAGAAGTTTCTTCAAGTTCTGATTCGATTAAGTTTTCGTAGATTTCGCGTGATGCTGAAACTACGTATTCATGGAAAAGCTCTTCGGCTTTTGCCTGATCGTCGTTTACCAAATGCTCAAGCATCTGGCTTAATAATTTGTTATCTGCCATGGTTATATTCTCCTTAAAGATGGTTAGGCTGTCATCGTTTTATTTAACACTAAGATTACAATTTGGCGTTAAATGATACTTTTTTGATTGATCTGATCTGAATATATAGTCTGTGGAAATTTTCTTTGAAACTCTTCGACAGATATATGTGTGAGATTTTCGATGTGTGTTAACTGCGGGGGTATAAATGTATCTGCTGCTACTACTCTGTAAAACTTAGTGTGTCTAAATTCTTTGATTACTTTTTCAGTTTGGCTTAGCCAGTTACCAAAATAAGTCGCAGAATCTGTGCTTTTTTTGTAGTTAAAAGTGTCTGCATATACATTATTAAACAATCCGTTTTCTGTGCCTTGATAATCAAAACCTAAAATATATATCTCTTGATGATTATTTGTAGCAGATAGCCACAGTGCTGTAGGACCTGAGCTCCAACCTTTGTGAGGGCTAAAGAAGTTGACATGTGCTTTGCTGGTAATACCTTTGTTGGGATTTGTCCAAACTTCGTGATTTCTATTGTAGCCTGCTGCTATTATTTCGTTGACCATTTTAACGTCAACTGCTACTAGATAATGCGGTTCAAACTCTCGATATTGTGCGTTGCAGCCATAAACTGTGCCGCAGGTCAAAAGAGAAGTAGGATCAATCGATAATCGACTGCGACCGTTTCCTAGTACAAATGCGGGGCTATTAGGCTGCAGGTTGCTGTTCTTCGGCTGGGGTTCCATACATCTGCCTTACGAAATCCACCTCTGAATCAGCTTCTGCGTTGTGTGCTTCTGCTTGCATTCTCAACTGATTAATCTGTCTTAGGGTAAGACGGATTTTTCTAGTATCTCTTTTTTTCAGGACAGAACTATCGCTTTTGTTGTCGTATCTACGATCAACAGCGAAGTCGTTTTTACTATCGTTAAAATAAAGGAATTCAAGTAGGAGCATACTTTATTTATTACTGCGCCGGAGGTTCTGCTGGAGCAGCTTCTGCACCAGGTGCTGCACCCGCTTCTGCGGCTGCTGCCATGTCGTCTGTTGCTTCGCCTTCTTGACCTGCTACTTCTCCTGCCATTCCACCAGGAGTAATACCAGCTGATCGCATTTCTGATGCAGCATCTGTTGGTGGTTTTAGTTTTGTACCGTTTTCTTCTCTCCACATACGCTCGTTTTCTTTGATCTCTTCTTCGGTCATACCTAAGAATCGTTTCATAGCAAAGCGTTTGCTGAGATGCGGTATTTCTTGTACTTGTGCAAATGTTGCTACTCGAGCAGTGTCAAGTTCACTTTGACGATAAGCAGCAAAGTTCTGTGGAGGATTGAATCTCAACTCAAACAAACTGGAGTCAATGTTAAGACCCTGCGACTGCAACCATAGTTTAAACTCTAGGTCAATGGTTTCAATGATCATGCTCTGCAGACGTTTGCAGTATTCATTAAAACGTAGTTCTTGGATATAAGCAGTTCCTACTTTGCCGTCAGCAACGTTGTTAGGCTGTTCATCAATGGCTGTAGGAAGATATGAACTAGGTATTCTCAAAGCTCTAAAGAGCTTGTTGGTAAAATAACGTAAATCTGTAATCTCGCCTAGGTTAGTACCGCCTGGTAGTGTTTCTACTTTAGATCCGCGACCTTCTGCTGTCTGTGGAAAGAAGTAATCTTCGTTTACACTTAGAGGATTATAACTGGCGTCTATGACGTTGGCTCCACCGCCTGTGGCTGATGGAATACGTCTTTGTTGGATTTCGTTTTTAACACGTTCAACAAATGACATCGCCATATGCGCTGGCATATTTCCAACGTCTACATAGAAAATACGTCTTTCTGGAGCACGTTGTATACGATAGATAATGATAGCGTCTTCAAGCAGTTCTTTCTGTTTGTAGACTTTGAATACTGATTCAAGTAGTGAATTACCAAATGGATAGTTTTGATCTAGTCCTTCGCTTAATGAAATGTGAATAACATTTTTAGCGTCAATGGTTATTTCGTTTGTTTGATTTTGAAAACGTGTGCCTGGAGGACGAGCAGCATCGCCTACAAAACCTCGACCTTGTCCGCCGCCTGATGTATAAGAGCTAAGACCGCTTGGTGTTGTATTTGTTGTACCATGTGGAGTTGTTGCAACTAGATTCTTAAAGTTAAAGTTAAGATCTTTGATAACATACTGTTCTGGAGTCTTGCCTTCACTTTCATTTACAATAATCTTTGTAACTTTAGTAGCGTCAACATATAACCATTTTTTAGTTTCGGGATCACGTACAAAGAAACAGTCTCCATACTTGAATGTGTTACGAACAATACGGAAGATGCGTGTTTCAAACTGCTGCTGTTTGGTCCACTTTTGTAAACTGTCTTTGAGCAGTTTTACTTCAGTAGCAGTGGCAGTTCCTCTATAATGGAAGTTAAATGGTGTTGAGTTTTCTTTGTCTTTCTGTGTGCAGAACTCTGCTAGAATGTCTAAGGCAGCGTTGACTTCTGAGTCCATGTCCATTGTATCATATTGAATATATCTCTCAATACGATTTGGTGCACCTGCATAGATATCTGGAAGATAACTTGAATAGTTTGCCTTGGCTGGACCGGGACGACCTTTGCTGCCCAAAGGACTGTAGTTTCCAGATTGGTTACTAATATCAACCGGTGTAAAATATTTTTTCCAAGACATATTATGTTATTCCATTATGTGTAAGCAACAGGGCTAGTATATACATCACCGCTCAAACTTTTCTGTACTCTTAACTGCTGCTCATGCACATCAACTGCTTGTTTGTTTATTCGGACAAGTTCTGTCACACTAGTATTTAATCGTGCAAGCAATACCTCAGACGATTCTTGAGCAGGCTGTTGTTGTCCAGGTTGTGGCTGGCCGTTGCCCGTTTTATTTTTTTCAGCTGCTGCTTTTTCAGCTGCTGCTTTTTCAGCTGCTGCTTTGTCTGTTTTTTCTTTTTCTGCTTTGGCTTCTATCTCTTTTTTAGATGCTTCGTTGTCTTTGGTTGCTACTGGTTTTATATAAGCTTCAGCTGCGTCTTTTCCATATTTTCCAGAAGTTTTTACATCAGCATATCCAGGGCTAACTTTGCTAACACGCTCTTGATCAGCTTTGATTTTAGCCAATACATCTTCAGCGGCTTTTTTCTCTTCTGGAGTTTTAGCCGCTTTAAGTTTCTTTTCTGCTTCAACTTGTGCTTCAGCTAGATCTTTCTTCTTGGCATCTTTGGCTCCTGAACCTCCAAGGGCTTCTTGGAAAGATTTAAACATTGCTTCTGGACTTGTGTAATCAATACCAGCGCATTCAACGGCTTTAGCCGCTGCTTCTGATCCTGCAGTTGCTCCTGCGCCCGCCGCTGATTCAACTGCTTTTTTGTTACCTTCTTTAGCATCTTTGTCTCTTTCTTCTTGACGTTTCTTTAGATCGGCTTCAGATTTAGATTTCTTAGC